CTGTAACTGGAATTGCTTCAGCAGCAACGCCCACATTTACAGTAACAGCAACTAACGCAGCAGGAACCTCTGCTGCTTCATCGGCATCAAGTGCTGTAACAATAACAACAGTTCCAGCAACTCCATCTGCACCAACAGCAACGGCTGGAGTAGATCAAGACACAGTTTCTTGGTCAGCACCAGCAAATGGTGGTTCTGCAATTACTGGTTATACTTGGGCATCTTCAGATGGAAAGGGAGCAACAGTTGGGGCAGGAACAACAAGCGTAATCGTTAGTCAAGAAGCAAATACTGCTCAAACATATACAGTTTATGCAACAAACGCAAATGGTAATTCTGCAGCCTCTCCTTCTTCTAACAATGTAACTACAATTGCTCCGTTCTTTCCTCCATTCTTCCCGCCGTTTTTCCCATTCTTCCCCCCATTTTTCCCACCATTCTTCCCGTTCTTCCCACCATTCTTCCCGTTCTTTCCGTTCTTCCCATTCTTTCCACCATTCTTCCCATTCTTCCCATTCTTTCCACCGTTCTTCCCACCGTTCTTCCCATTTTTCCCACCATTCTTCCCGTTCTTCCCATTCTTCCCATTCTTTCCACCATTCTTCCCATTCTTCCCATTCTTTCCACCGTTCTTCCCACCACAATTCGGACCGTTCTTCCCACCGTCATTCCAAAGTAGTTGCAGTGGATGTACTAGAAATTATTGTTGGCAAGCATGTCCCGCTTGCTGCGGTCATTGTGGGTGCTAACAGACATGATATACTATGATAAAAGGAGACACAAAATATGTATGCAATAATTGTTAAAGATACTGCAGATACTTACGAGGTACTTTCGGTAATTCAAACTGACGAAGCAGTAAGGGCATCTCTTGACTCTGAGTGGGATAAAGGTCTTCATTTCATCGGTATGAACATATCTGACTACAAATCAACAGCAACCAAGGGTGCTACTTGGAACGGAACATCTTTTGATGGAACTGCAAATTCAGGATTTTCTGAACTATCGCAAGAAGAAAAAGATGCGTATAAACAATATGCATTTTTGTGCGATAATAAAATAATTCTTAGACTAAGCGCTGAGTCTGACTCAGCAAGAGCATCTTTGTATGATGCAGCATTTTCTGGTGAAGTTTTTCTTGTAAAGTGCCCTTTTGCAATTAGAGGAGCAACAGTTTCATATAATGAAACAACTAGAGAAATAACATTAATCTAATAAAATATTAATAGTATTTTTTTTGTGATATACTATAGTCATAACCAAAACAAAGGAATAATATGACAATCTATGATGAAAATGAAACGCCTTGGTTTACTAAAGATAGATCAGAGACGTCTCTAAATAGATATCCATCAAAAACTATTGGAAATAATATTTTAGTTGAAAACCCCGCATTAGGAATTAATCTTTATAGAAATGTATTTTCAAAAGAAGATTCTGAAAGATATATTAAAATTCTTGAATCTAACTTGGGTAGTAATGGCAAATATAAATGGTCAGAAGCAAAAGTAACTAACTCAGATGTGCCAATTAAAAAGGCTAGAGATGCTGTAGACTTTAGATTTAAACAAGAAAATTTAGGTCCAAGAGATGAACACAATGCTGAATTAATTGACTTGCATGAAGAGATATATCAAAAGTTAAAGTTTTGCGTTGATGATTATGCACGGTATTGGGGAATTAATGTAATATACTATGAAGCATTTAATTTTGTAAAGTATGAAGGAGAAGGAACACATTTCAATATTCATGCTGATCATGGCCCAATGTACAACTGTACAGTGTCTGCTGTTATTTATATAAATGAAGACTATGAGGGTGGAGAAATCAAGTTTCCAAGAATGGATAACTATACACATACTCCAAAAATAGGAGATATTATCCTTTGCCCATCAAACTATATTTATGAGCATGCGTCTTTGCCAATGAAAAAAGGAAGTAAATATTGTGTTGTTGTAATGACAGATATTAATGAACTAGGACACAAGTAGTGTCTCTAATTGCAAAGTTTACATCCTTCAGGCCTTGGATAAATAAAGAAGATATTTCTGTTCCTGTTCCTACACAAAAAGAAATCCCAGATTGGTACAAAGATGCAGACAGATTTGCAAAAATGCCAAATGGAGAATATTGGAAAGCACCAAAAGAGGTTTGTCCTTTCCCTAAAGAAGGCACAACTGACGACTATGGGAAAATTCCAACATGGAAAGCATGTCCTGCAATTATGGATGCATTTGCAACAGGGTATGTATTTAAAACTCCTTGCGATTTAATTTTTGCTAAAAATTCTCAAGGGGTAATTAATGTCACAATAAATGATCCTAAGTATAAAGATTTTTGTACTCAAAGATCACCAATGCCACAATTTGAACATCCTAAAGGATACTATCAGCATCATTTTGCTTGGAGTTCTCCATGGGGCTTAGAGTTGCCAGAGGGATATAGTGCATTGTTTATGACCCCAATGAATAGGTTTGACCTTCCATTTTTAAACACCACTGGCATTGTTGATTCAGACAAAGTTCATCTTCTTGGCAGTTTTCCATTTTTTATTGCGGAGGGATGGGAAGGAACAATCCCAGCAGGGACACCATATTTACAAATCCTTCCTTTTAAAAGAGAAAACTGGGACCACAGTATAGAGATTTTAGATCAGTCTTCTATATATGGTAAAATGGTAGATAACGCAAAGTTCTATCGTCAGCCTGACGGTGGAGTTTATATTAAAAAAGTTTGGTCACGCAGAGAGTATAAATAGGAGATATACAAATGCAATCATGGACAGAAAAAGAAGATCTTGGTAACGGAATTATCTGTTATAGAGGAGTAATTAAAAAAGAGTTTGACGTAATAAATCGACTTGAAAGCAGCCTAGGATCAGTCGCTGAATATGGAGAGTTATCTCCTGAAGGCAAAAGATATCACTGGATGCCAGCATATGTTGGATATCAGCAACTTATGCCTGAGTATAGAGACTGTGTAGATTTTAAATTTAAGAAAACTGACATTGAGCAAGACAAAAGTGAAGATTCAATAAAACTTCAAGAACTTTGGCAAGATGTATATGATCCACAATATGCAGCAGTAGAAGACTACAGGAAAATGTATAACATTATGCCACTTAAATACTGGGAAGCATTTAATTTTATTAAGTACGGTCCAGGTCAACACTTTATGGAGCATCACGATCATGGCTTTTCTTACAATTGTACAGTATCTTTAGTTGCTTATGTTAATGATGATTATGAAGGTGGGGAGTTGTTCTTTAGACTACAAAATTTAAATATTAAACCAAAGGCTGGAGATCTTTACATATTCCCATCCAACTTTATGTATCCTCATCAAGCAATGCCAGTTCATTCTGGAACAAAGTATTCAATTGTAACCATGCTAGACTATAGCAAAAAATTTCATACTCCAGAAATGTATGACCCTAAGTGGGCAGATGAATAGTGTTCAATATATCTATAGAAAAAATGCGTGGTATTAAATTTAACATTAGTCCAATGTCAATTAAAAGAGATTGGATGGATGCAACATCAGAAAACCATGCATATAGATGTTTCCCCGTAACTCAGGCAAATGTTGTTGGGTGGAATATGTTTTGTGAAGAAGATATTCAATTTATTTGGGATGGCGTAAATGATCAAACCGATCAGCACATAAATATAATATCTGGCCCAGATGGCTCTTATTCAGGTAGGGGGCAGTCATCTATAAGTTTTAATACAGGCTTAGTTTTTAAAACAGACAAAGATGTTAGCATATGGACGATTAATCCTGTTAACTATTTTAATGAAAATTTTGAAACAATGTCCAATCTAATAAGTACATCTTTTTATGAAAATCCCTTACCATTGGCAATCAAAGCAAAAAAAGCAAATGAAACAATTACCATAAAAGCAGGAACTCCAATAGCAACAATTATTCCAATATCTTTAACAAATTTAAATAACACTAAAATTCAAATTGTTAATTATGAAGATGAGGGTAGAGTAAGAGAACAAGCAAACATTAAGTATGGACAAGCAGCACAAGAGGTTAATAGTTCTGGACAATGGACAGACTGGTACAGAGATGCTATAAATGAAAAGGGAGAAAGCCTTGGCTCCCATGAAGTAAAAACTTTAAAACTTTATGTAGAAGACAATACTGAGAAAGGTATGTAAATTATAGGATATAAAGCCTGTGATATAATTTAAATATGAATTCACAAGAAGCCATAACCGTAGTGAGAAAGCCATCAAGCACACCTTCTGGCTTTTTTGGAAGCGGATCAGAAAATATTATTGAGTTAGAAAACTTTATGACTCAAGCAGAGGTTGACTTTTTAGACAATGCAGCACGAAGCATAACTATCTGGGATGTTACCCAAAGTCATAAAAATGAAAATGGCACTGTCATTTATGATGCAGACTACTGGAAAGATAGAGTAGCAAGTGCGCCATCTCTTAACCAAAATGATCCAAATATTGTTCCAGTAATTGTTGGCTTGTTTAATAAACTTCAGCCAGTTATTGAAAAATTTTTTAATGTTAGTGTTCAACCTACTGGGCAAACTATTGTAAAGTGGAATCCTGGCCAATATCAGTTGCCCCATGCAGACAAAGAGTTGCACTCTGGCCCAGATGCAGGAACTCCTAATGATTTTCCAAACTATGATATTGCAAGTTTATTCTATATAAATGATGACTATGAAGGTGGAGAGTTGTATTTTCCTAATCAGGGAATACAGTTTAAACCAAAAAGAGGTTCGGCATATTTTTTCCCAGGGGATATGAATTATGTTCATGGAGTAACAAAAATTAAAAATGGTACTAGATATACCTGCCCATTCTTTTGGGAAATTCTAGGGCACACTGGAGAAGAAAAGCCAGACTTTAATAAAAAATATCATAGAATTTTTCCTAACGATGAGTCAATAAGAGCCTGGGACCCAGACAATGGAATTAGGAATGGTCAATGAATGCTGTAGAGATATATCCAAAAATTGTTGTATATAAAGGTTTGTATAAAGACATTGACTATATATATCAAACATTAAAAGAGTCAGATGGAACAGATGGACTTCTTGCCCCCTGGTCTAAGTGGTCACATTTTGGAGAATATCTTTCCCCAACTTTTAAAAATTTTGGCGATATGTTACCAGTTAAAGAAATAAAAAAAATAGAAACAAAAACAGAAAAAGAAAAAGTGCATAAGGATATTCTTTTAGAAATATTTGTTAATTTTCATAAAGCAACAGAAGACTATGTCTTAAAAAACAATGTTGATTTTGATAAAAATAAAATTGTTCCAAATATTAAAGATAAAAAAAATTATGATGTAAAAGAGTGGACGATTAGCGGTCCATCAATAGCAAGATATCATGAAAACGTTGAGGATGTGGTAGCAATGACATACCATACAGACTATATACGAGAGCCAATTACAAGTCCAGGATATAAATTTGCAATTACTGCCTTAACATATTTTAATGATGACTATGAAGGTGGAGAGATTGATTTCATAGCAAATGGAGAAGCCTATATGTATAAGCCAGAGGCTGGAGATATGGTTGTTTTCCCTTCTGGTCATCCAGAACTCTTGATGTCTGAAAATTCTATATATCTTCATGGAGTTATGCCCTCATATAAAAAATCAAAATACTTGGCAAGAATGTATTGGATGAAATATTCTTTGGGAAGTCCTGATTGGTTTGAAAATGAAGAAAAATATGGCAAGGAAAAATGGCAAGAAATGCAGCCAGGAATTTTAGAGGCATTTAGAATTGCAAATCCAAATAAATGGAATACTGAAAAAGAAAGAAGGATAAAATGAATCTAGAAAACAAAAAAAGAATAACTAAAGATATAGTTATTTATGAAAACTTTATTGATGCAGAAACTGCTGCAAAACTTGTAAAGGTTTTAGATAAGCATGCAGAACTTGGGTTGATTAACTGGATGCCCATATCTTTCTATGAGTCTTATTCTTCAGTTCTGCCACAAGATAATGATGAGCATGTAGAAAATGAAGGATTGCCAAGCGATGTATTTTCACAAATAAAACAAGGAATCATTGATGCTGTTGCAAGCGTTCATGACCTCGATCCTAAGATAATTTCTCAAATTGGATATCATACTCAGAAATGGGAGCCAGGTGCTTATGCAAGAAAACATTCTGACAATACAGATGAGCATGGACATTCTGGTGCTTTTACTAGAAGTCGATATGCAGCATTCTTATATTTAAATGATAATTTTGAGGGAGGGCTTTTACAGTTCCCAGATCAAGAAATAAATATAACCT